CAGTAGTAACTCAGGAATTAGAAAAGAAAATTGATAAGCTAACTAAACTAAAACCCAACGCTGATTGGAGTGATACTGTTGATCTAGTTCAGCAGATATTTACAATGGATGTTGAAGACTTAGAGTACATAAGAGACGAGGCTAAATTCTTTGCTCAAAGACAAGCTGTATTTGAGGCTATGACTGCTGGTATAGATGTCTTTAATACAGGGGGTAACTATGAGATTATTAAAAAGAAATTAGAAGAAGCTTTAAAAATAGGGGTTGATAAAAATGATTTAGGTAGTTTTTATATCAAAGACTATAGGCAGAGATTAGAAGATAGATTACATAAAGTGGAAAATTCAGATAAGATTAGATTTGTATTTAGCCCAACACTAACAGAATTGTGTAACGGTGGAATGGGGAAAGGTGAGCTATGGGTAGTGCTAGCCCCAGTTAATAGAGGCAAAACATCATTCTTGCTAAATATCGGTGTATCTGGATTATTGCAGGATAAAAAAGGAATATTCTATTCTATAGACGATCCAAAGGAACTTATAGAAAATAGATTAGATGCAGTAATGACTAATATAGGAATGAGGGAAGTAAATATATCATTTGAGGCAGTAGAAAATAAGATGAAAGGCCACAGTATTAAATATAAAAATTCAGATTTGCTTATAAAAGAGTACCACGCTAAAAGTATATCCGTTAATACCATTATATCCCATTTATCATTATTGGAAGGATATCATAATTTTGTTCCTGATTTTATAATAATAGATTACGCTGATATAATGAAACCGGTTGATAACTATGAATTAAAAAGAGACCAGCAATCTGAAATATATAGGGATCTAAAAAGGTTAGCACAAATATATAAAATACCAGTAATAACCGCATGTCAGTCTAATTCAGAAGGATTTAATAAGGAAGTTGTTGACTTGACTAATGCTGGTGAGAGCAGGGAGAAAACTCATATAGCACATGGTGTACTTTCTCTGAACGAAGATAAAGAAGCTCTTGACAATAACAAACTTATAGTTTATACAGCCAAAAACAAAGAAGGCAAGAAGTGGGATAAAATTTCCCTCACATTCGATAGATCTAAGGCGTACATAAATGAAGAGATGGATGATATAGAAACAAATCGATTGTTATTTATTTAATTTTTTTAAAAATTTTTTAAATTTATTTAAGGAATATTCTATTCTTATAATATAAATTATAACTAAAATTAGGAGTATGCTGTGATAGTAGATGCAGAAAAGATTATAAAAAATAAACCAAAAGATTGCATACTTTGCCCTAAATCTTTATGTGAAGCTGCAAGTACAACTAAGGTATTACAAATATACTATAATAATTCTACTCATGCAGCTATATATCCACCTTGTGTTTTTGGTGGCTTTACTTTAGTCGGTGCATATAGTAATATTTCATCTGCTAAAAAATACCCATCCTTAAGAGAGGCTATAGATGATATGTTAACCGTACCAAATTGTGAATTAGAAGAAGCATTACAATTAACTAAGATAAAGAATATGATAGATAATGGTGTATAAAGATGTATGATAATGAAGAAGAATTATTAATATTTAGGCAATCTATTAATAGTATTAAAGCTTTAGCTAACAGATTAGAAATGGCAGAAAAACAGAATGATCAACTTATGCTGCTAATAACAGCAATGATGGATACGTTGTTTATGAAAAAAATAGTCACACCAATAGAATTAGAACAAGCTATAAGTAAAATTGTTAACAAAGATGGTAATACAACAGTACATTAATGCATTTAGGAGGAAAATATGGAAAAGTCTACGCAAAAGGTAGCAAAAATAAATGTTGACTTAGCATATGAATTGCATTATAATAAACAATTGCTAATGAAATTATTGGCTCATGTAATAGCTGAAAGGGCGCATTATGGATTGCATGATGATGTACCTCAAGATGAATCAAAGACAGAATGGGTAGGTAGAACTGCTAAGGAACTACTTAAAGAATTAAATGAGCATTACGCAAAAGTACATTTAACACAAGATGAGATAAGTGATATTAAAGATATTATAGAAGAAAGTAAAAAATTTATATAAAGGAACAACATGCAGTTAACGCCGCACGCAGAAAAACTTATTGAAAAAATCTTATTATCTTAAAGATAAAGATGGTAATGTTATTGAGGATTGGGAGGGTTTATGTAGGCGTGTAGCCAATCATTTGGCTAAAGGTGATTATTGTAAGGAATTATAGGCTTAAAAATATTATATGAATTTTAGGATTTTAAAATAAAAATGGTGTAAAATTGATGTAAGATTAATGTCATGGAGATGTACTATGAAAAGAACACAAGTCTGTTTAACAGAAAACCAGTATGCTTTATTAAAAAATAATTCTGAAAAATTAGGAATTTCCATAGCAGAGCTATTGAGGCGCATTTTAGATACATACTATAAAAATAATTAAAGAGGAGATTCTGATGAATTTGTACCAAGAAATTATTTATAAATCAAAATATGCAAAGTGGGTAGATTCAGAAGGTAGGCGAGAGAATTGGGAGGAAACGGTAGATAGGTATATTGGATTTTTTAAAAATAGATACTCTGATAAAGATATTCCTTGGCAGGAATTAAGAGATGCTGTGTATAAGCAAGAAATAATGCCTTCAATGAGGGCTTTAATGACTGCTGGAAAAGCACTAGAAAAAGACAACATCGCTGCCTTTAACTGTAGTTACTCACCAATTGACTCACCTAAAGTTTTTGATGAGGCCATGTATATTCTTATGTGTGGTGCAGGAATTGGGTTCAGTGTAGAAAGACAGTACATTAACCAACTGCCAGAAATAGCTGAAACTTTTAGTGATACTGATACAATTATTATTATTAAGGATTCCAAAATAGGGTGGGCAACTGCTTTTAGGGAGTTACTTTCTTTACTATGGAATGGACAAGTGCCTAAATGGGATATGTCTAAAATTAGACCTAAAGGGGCAAAACTGAAAACTTTTGGTGGTCGAGCTTCTGGAAAAGAACCTTTGGAAGCATTATTTAAATTTGCTGTTCAGATTTTTAAAGGGGCTTCTGGTCGAAAGTTGACTTCTATTGAATGTCATGATTTGATGTGCAAAGTAGCTGAAGTTGTAGTATCTGGTGGAGTTCGTAGATGTTTACCTGAAAATTCTATGATAAGTACACGAAAAGGATTGAAAAAAATAAAAGATATCACTATAGATGATGAAGTAGCTACAGGGAAAGATAAATATTCTAAAGTTATTGCTGTTGAGAATACAGGTTTAAAAAATATGATAGCTATTAAAACACAGTTGGGGGTATTTGAGAGTAGTTATGAGCATAGATGGGCAGTATTGTCAGATTTAGAGGGGGGTGTTTCTTATAAAGAGGCTAAAGATTTAGCAGAGACTGATACTTTAGTGTTTATTCCAGAAACCACTGAGGGCACTAAAACTCAATTACCTTCATGGTTGTACAATAAACCTAAAATGTCCTCAACTTGTAAAGATATTACCATTCCTGAATTAGATGAAGAATTAGCTTGGTTTTTTGGACAGCTACATGGGGATGGTTATGTAGGAACATTTGATAGGAAGATAAATGATTGTTCAGATAAAGTCACAATAGCATGTGCTAATACTCTACCAGAGCAGCATAAGAGAGTCATGAGACAATTAGAACGCTTTGGTATAAAAATAAATCCTAAACATATGACTACTGAAAATTGTTCTAAACCAGAAGTTGCCTCTAAACAATTAGCGGAATATCTTTCTCAATTTAAAAAACCTAAAATAAGTATTGATATTCCTACCTTTATATTAGAAGGAACATCTGAAATACGGGCTGCATATATAGCAGGACTTTTTGATGCTGATGGAAGTCTAAGAAATAGACCCATTTGTGTTGCTTCTTCAGTGTACCCTGAATATCTAAAGCAGGTACAGGGATTATTAGCATCTTTAGGAATCCCTTCCTGTTTAAAATTGGATAGAAAAGAAAATTATAAGCCTAATTGGAAAAGTTTATATAGATTAAATCTTATAGGACAATTCATAGTTAAAGATTTTGGACAGAAGATAGGTAAATACTCTTCTAAATGGGAAAAAGACTCTTCTTTTGTAGAAAAAAGAGCTGAACGAGGATATGTTGTCCCCGAAAATCTATTAAAAAAATCCTCTTATAAAAAATTGTTTTCATCTTCCTACTGTAGTTGTAGAAGAAAATCAGCTATATACTTAAGTTTTCATAAATTCATTAAAACTACTAATAAAGAATTTACTTACCTACCAATTAAAGTTGTAGGTGTTGAAAAGACAGAAATAGAAAAAAATACTTATGATATTCAGGTGGAGAATGATGCCTGTTTCTTAGTAAGTGGGATTCTCACCCATAATTCATCATTGATAAGTTTATCAAATGTTTCTGATGATAGAATGCGTGTTGCAAAAAATGGGCAGTGGTGGATAGAAAATCCACAAAGACAGCTTGCCAATAACTCAGCAGTTTATACAGAGCGTCCAGATACAGGTATTTTTATACAGGAATGGTTATCTCTTTATAATAGTAAAAGTGGGGAACGAGGGATTATTAATAGAAAAGCACTACAAGCACAGGCAGAAAAAACAGGTAGGAGGGATAGTGGTAGAGATTTTGGAATGAACCCCTGCGCTGAGATAATTTTACGACCAAATCAAGTATGTAATCTTTCAGAGGTCATTATACGAGATTTTGATACTATAGAGGCTATTCAAACTAAAGTAAAATTAGCAACTATTTTAGGGACGCTACAGGCAACACTGTCTGATTTTAGATATTTACGAAAGATATGGACAGATAATACAAAAGA